ATTAAAATTTATTTGTTATTGTTGGTTAAATACAGAAAAATAATTTACTTTCTTATCAAGTTTATCACTTGCATTATTTTAATGTTTGTGGTAAACTTAAATAAGAAAATAAATAATACTTATTTTCTTAAATGTAAAAAGCAAATTTCAAAGAAAGGAGAAAAAGAAAAGTTGACTGATACACCTATTAAATGTACTTTCAACGCTACACAGGTTACATTCAATCTATATAAAAATGAAGATGGAAACGTGACTATCACACCCGAAACGGTAACGATAAATCAACGGCGACAACTTCCATATATTGAACGTTACCTAAAAGAGCGTTTTAAGGGCTATCTCACTATAGAGGTAGTTGACTATGAATATAAAAGCTATGCGGCTTCTATTCCATTCGCTACCGCCTTAGAATACGGAGAGGAACAACCAGCGGAAGGGGTGTAGTAAATGGCTTTGACACCAAAACAGAGGAAGGTACAACGGGACTATTTAACCAGAAAGAAAAGAACGCTACAACGTCAGGGCGCATCTAATGCCGAGATTAAGGCTTTTATGGGTGGACGGTGGGACTTTTCAGGAATGAGTGACAAGGCGCTAGAACGTGCCTACAATGAGATTAAAAGCAAGGGACGTACTCAAGTATTCGGCAATCATGTTTACACCAGTGACTATGTAAAAAAGGCTAAGGCTTGGTACGGGGACAAGTTTTCTGTAGAAAAGCTGACACAAGGTTTTCGCTCTTCTCAACGCTCAGACTTGAACCGCTTTCACTCATCCAAAGAGGTCAAAGAATATCGCTCAGAACGTGACAGAGAAGCCAAAGAACGCTATATACAAGCGCTTGAAGAAATGCACTACAACACCAGAGAAGCAGGGAATAAGGCGCAAGAAAAAGCTTTTAAGTCTATGATAGGACGCATAAGGCGCATGAGTGCCAGCAATTTTGGCGCATTTCTGACAGGTGGAGCGTCTGACAAGGTTTCTTTTGATAACGTTATGGTTTTCGTAGACACGGACGGTAAGGAAACGGCTTTTGACTTTCAGGACAGCCTAGCCCGTGAAATCCTTGATAATGTAGATAAGTTTTCCAAGCAATTTGTTTCTGACATGAGAAGACGAAAGAAGCGAGGGAAGAAGTGACTTGCTACTATGCAGGCGACTTTGAAACAACTACAAACGAGGAAGAAACAGAGGTATGGCTATCTTGCTTTGCTAAAGTTATTGACTATGACAAGCTAGACACATTCAAGGTAAACACTAGCCTAGAGGATTTTCTAAAATCGCTCTATCTTGACCTAGACAAGACTTACACGGATACAGGAGAAGATGAGTTTATCATATTCTTTCATAATCTCAAGTTTGACGGCTCTTTCTTGTTATCTTTCTTTCTGAACAATGATATAGAATGTACTTACTTTATCAATGATATGGGTGTCTGGTACTCTATAACGCTAGAATTTCCAGACTTTACGCTAACTTTTAGAGACTCCCTAAAAATCCTTAATTTTTCAATCGCTACGATGGCTGGACTTTTCAAAATGCCAATAGCTAAAGGGACTACACCCTTGCTAAAACATAAGCCAGATGAAATAAAGCCAGAATGGATTGACTACATACATGTAGACGTTGCTATTCTTGCCCGTGGTATCTTTGCTATGTACTATGAAGAAAATTTCACAAAGTACACATCAGCAAGTGAAGCGCTGACAGAGTTTAAACGGATTTTCAGGAAGTCAAAACGAAAGTTCAGGGACTTTTTCCCAATCTTGGACGAAAAGGTAGATGATTTTTGTCGTAAAGCGTACCGTGGGGGCTGGACGTTTGCCAACCCTAAAACGCAGGGGCGCACACTTAAACAGTTGATAGACATTTATGACATTAACAGTATGTACCCAGCGACCATGCTACAGAACGCTTTGCCTATCGGAATACCCAAACGCTATAAAGGAAAACCCAAGGAGATAAAGGAAGACCACTATTATATCTATCACATTAAAGCCGATTTTGACTTAAAACGTGGCTACCTCCCAACAATCCAGATTAAGCGTAAACTTGACGCTTTACGCATTGGAGTCAGGACTAGCGACTATGTGACAACCTCAAAAAACGAGGTTATAGACCTATATCTGACTAATTTTGACCTTGACCTATTTTTAAAACATTATGATAGTTCTATCATGTATGTCGAAACACTTGAATTTCAGACAGAAACAGGTTTGTTTGATGACTATATCACAACTTACAGATACAAGAAAGAAAACGCACAGTCCCCAGCAGAGAAGCAAAAAGCTAAAATCATGCTTAATAGCTTGTATGGGAAGTTTGGCGCTAAAATCATATCTGTTAAGAAACTAGCCTATCTGGACGATAAAGGTATATTACGCTTTAAAAATGACGATGAAGAAGAAGTACAACCCGTTTATGCACCCGTGGCGCTATTTGTAACATCTATTGCCCGTCACTTTATCATCTCAAATGCACAAGAAAACTATGATAATTTCTTATATGCCGATACAGACAGCTTGCACTTGTTCCATTCTGACAGTCTTGTACTTGATATAGACCCGTCAGAGTTCGGGAAGTGGGCGCATGAGGGGAGAGCCGTCAAGGCAAAATATTTACGCTCTAAACTGTATATAGAAGAATTGATACAAGAGGATGGGACAACGCACCTAGACGTTAAGGGCGCAGGTATGACCCCAGAGATTAAAGAAAAAATCACTTTTGAAAATTTTGTTATCGGGGCAACCTTTGAGGGCAAGAGGGCAAGTAAGCAGATTAAAGGAGGTACGCTAATTTATGAAACAACCTTTAAAATCAGGGAAACAGACTATCTTGTATGATGGGTTCATCTTGTCGGTTTACCTCTCCTTTTTTAAAAATTTATTACATAAACAACAGGTTAAAAATAAAAAAGGGTACTACTACCAGAAATCAAATAACGCACCTAAAAATACTATCTTTTTAAAGTCCTATCTAAAAGCACATTATGCCTATGAAGATTTTGACTATATCATGGAATTATACAAATTTGTTTCACAAGAATTTGATAAAATTTCAATCAATGCTTTTTACAATCTTTGTTGCTATTTAGAAGAAAACAAAATCTACTCACTTTCTTCTAACGCTCTTTACGATTGTTACGAGAAATCCAAAAACCGTCAAAACGATTTAGAAAATCTCAATACAATCATCACACCATTAAAATTTTTAAAATCAACAAACGGAGATAAACAAAATGGTTAAAAAACAAAAACAACATGAAAACTTTGATACAGTCGTAGCACAGGCTACAATCACAGCGACATCTAACAAATCAGACGGGAAATATAAGCAAAAGAAAGCGACTAAAGCCGTGTACCTTGTTCCAGCAACCGAAGAAGACAGCAAGAAGCTTGTAGATTTTGGGTTACAGCTATACACACCTGACACAGAAAAAGACCCAGACGCTCGCCCTTACTTTATCGTGAAAGCTACTGAAATTGTGAAAATTTTCACAAGTGAAACGGACTTTGAAGAAGTTAACTTTGGTGTATCTTATGAAGAAGTTGACTCAGAGACAGGAGAAATTACAGTTAAGAAAACCCCGAACTACAAGACAGAAGAACCCGTACACGTTGCGATTATGTTTGTTGAGGGGGGTGAAAACGGGAACGACTTTTTCCGTCTTAACGCTTTGATGATGGCTGACACGTTGACTCTCGAAGAAGTGCAACCCGTGAACCCATTCGCAGGACTTTTCGGTAAATAAAAAGCGCCTTCCCAAAAGGGAAAGCGCCAATTATAAAGCGTTTTTCATGGCTTGAAAAGTCAGTTGGTTAGAATGACTCGCACCAGCAAGCACCCCTTGAGGTGTAACCATCTTGCCAGTACTAGACAAGCCTTGAAAAGCCTTACAGGTTTATCATATCATACTTGCTTTATTTTGTCAAGTATGATATACTTTGTTTAAAAATTGAAAGGAGAGGAACATGACCTCACAGGAATGCCTAGCAGTGCTAGATAGCGCAATGGCAAAAGTCGGAAACGATGAAGAAATTGAGAGCTTAACGGCTGACTTGATTGACATTAAGGCTTTTGTTGGAGAAATTGACACAGTTGTCTCAGTCTTGAATGAAGACGTTGAGCGCCTAAATCTTAAAAATGGTAACCTACGTTCAGCTAATAACGAACTTTACCGCCGTTTAGGTCAACAGGACGAAATCATGAAACAAGCACAAGAAGACATGAGCGTAGTATCAGCAATCAATGCTGTTATTTAAAGAAAGGAAGAAAAGAAGATGAAACCATTTTCAAAATCAATCAACTGGTATCCTAACAACGCACTAGACGCACTCAAGGACGAACCAGAAACAGTCGCAGAAGTTACACCGCCAGCAACTATGCCAGCGGACACACCAGCGCAGGAAGTGCCAAACTATCCAGCGCAAGCCCCAGCCAGCGAAGTTGAGGGGGTAGAAATGAACATTGACCACGAAAACGTGGTAGAAGAAGGAGAAGAATAATATGGCTAATAAAATTACCACATTTTTATCAGGTCAGACAGGTAAACAAATCTCAAACATCGACCTATTGAACTCTATCCGCACCCGTGCAAGTGCTGATTATCAGGCAGACATTCCAGTCCTTGAGGGCGCACGCATTAACCACGCAACTGTGCCGTATCAGGATTTTCAAAAGCACGCCAACGAGTTTTTCACAGCGCTTGTAAATCGTATCGGGTCAACCGTTATTAAAGCTCTTACTTATGAAAATCCTTTGGCTATTTTCAAGTCTGAAACCTTTGAGTTTGGTGACACATTACAAGAAATCTATGTACACCCAGCAGAGAAGAAAACCTATGACGCTAAGTCAGACGTCAGCCCGTTTAAATTCGCTGACACAGACATTGAGGTATTCTACCACACCTTAAACAATGAAAACTACTATGAGCGTACCTTTGAACGTGCTTGGATTCAGAAAGCCTTTGTTTCTGACATGGCGTTTGACGAGTTCGTGGACAAAATGTTTACATCATTGCTTTCATCTGACACGCTGGACGAGTACCAAGCAGTTAAGGGTGTACTTGAGAAATCACTTGCAGAAGTCTCTTATACAGACCTTAAGGGCAACGCTAAGAAAATCACTGTAGCAGGTACGAAGATTGACGAAACAAAACAAGATTTTGTCGTAGACTTTAACCAGTCCCTAATCAACCTATCAAAACGTTTCACAATCCCAAGCCGTACAACGTTTAACAACCCTGTAGGCGTGCCAAACATGACGGCAATCGAAGACCAGTACCTAGTTATCTCCGCAGAATTTTCTACACATCTTGACATGCTTTTGGCTAACGCATTCAATATGGATAAAGCAAGCGTACTCGCTCGCACAATCGTAGTAGATGATTTTGAAAAATTCACGGGAGAGGGTGCAAACAATGGACGTAAGCCAGTCGCCTTCCTTATCTCAGCTAAGTCTATCATCAATAAGGACAAACTGGTACACATGGAAGCAATCCGCAATCCTCGCAACATGACCTACAACTATTTCTACCATCACCACTACATGACAAGCCTATCACTTTTTGAAAACATTCATTTCTGGTATGTAGAGGAAGCCTAAAGGCTGACCAAGGGCGGGCTATTGCCCGCCTATTTTATTAAGTGAAAGGGGACTAAATGAGTTACAAAAATTACAAGCGACATCTTGGCAAGATTGAGCTAAATAAAGAAACCGTAGAGCGTAACCGTCTAGCCTTTTTTGAGTTCTATTTTAATTATTTCTATAATATCGTGGTAAACTATTTCACTTGGGAGGGTTTGCCTAATGACATTGACGAATTGTTTATAGAAAAGAAGCTGATAGAAAATGGGCATGTAGCTTTCTTTCATGATGACACCTTTGGTTTTATCGCACAGGGTGGAACACGTGGAGAACGCTTAAACCATTATGACCAGCCTTTGACTTATCAACCCGTCAACGCTAGCAGTATGAACTATTTTAAACAAATGGAAATCGCTTATACTGAAAACGATTTTAGGGTAATTTCAGAGCTACACGAGGACAACCCAGACAAGATTAAACGACCTTGTATTGTGATTCCTAATAATAACTTTTATGAGCCATATATAGGTTATCTGGAGTTATTTTGCGAAAAGTTGGCAGATATTGAACTGACAATACAACTTAATAGAAACGCACAAATCACACCGTATTTCATCTTTGCGGATAATACTAATGTGTTATCAATGAAAAACATCTTTAACAAGATTGCCAATTTTGAACCAGTTGTATATCTCAACAAGCAGAAAGACCAAGACGGACAAGACAGCTTTAAACAGCTATCGGACTATATCCAAGTTTTCAGAACGGACGCCCCGTTTTTGCTGGATAAATTGCACGATGAGAAGTTACGAGTTATGAACCAGTTGCTGACTTTTATTGGTATCAACAATAATCCATCAGACAAAAAAGAGCGTCTGGTAGTCTCTGAAGCTATCTCTAATAACGGGGTTATCTCTGCAAACATAGAAGTAGGCTGGAAGTCAAGAAGAAAATTCGTTGAGCTTATCAATAAATGCTACGGGCTAGAAATCAGCGTGGAACCAGCGGAGACTATCCAACAGTTTAACCTTGACAAAGTGGCGCTAGACTTGGCAGAAAAGGAGGGAACAATCATTGACCCAGAATAATACAACAGCAACGATTGCAACCTTTTTAAAATCCAGATATAGAAATCCCGTGACGGGACGACTGGACGGCTTGGCAGTTGATGAAAACGGCGACTTTCTGCACTATAACACGATTATAGACCAGACCTATAACGAGTTATTTAAGGACATGGAGCTAGTAAACGGAGTTTCAGACAATTTCAAGAAAGAGTTTTGCAAACATTTCTACAACAGGGAAATAGGACTTGAGACATTCGCACGTTTCCAGATTGCCCTTGAGGAAGTTTTAAACAATGAGTGTTTCAATCTTTTCAAGTATCTTGCTGAAATCAGGAACAAGGCTATCAAAGACTTAAACCAGTCTATGAATATTGACACAGTAGGCAATCAGAAAGCGGACGGGCAAGCCTTACAGATTGCCAACACTACACCCCAAGAGCGAAAAGAAATTGTATTTACTGAGCGCTACGGGGTTATAGAATACGCTGACAACTTGGTAGAAAACCACCAGAAAAACAACGCAGACACAAAAAGCAACGTCTCAGGCTGGAGCGGTTCAAGCCTTGCCGAACGCTTACAAGCTAACGCAGAATTAAAGGATATACAGTTTCAGATATTTAATATATGTGATAAACTGTTTTTACAAGTCTTTTAGAAAGGGGCATAGATGAAAGATTTATCAAGCGCTAAAATACTAAAATATGATAGTATGTTAGAAGAAATAACGCTTTTCAGTTTTCAGGATTTTGCTTATAGCGATGATGGTTACTATTATATCCAGTCAAATAGCAGACGCTTAGGAGACTTGTCTAAATTGTGGATAAAATTAAAGCCTATTTCTTATAATTATGAAAGTATTGAAGACCAAACTTTCTGGACTATCCGCAAAAGCTACCAGCCTTTACAATCCATTAAAGCGTTGTTATTCATTCGCTTTAAGATTGTGGGAGCTTATTATAGCTTTGAACGATTGACCAGCAAGAGCAAGCTGAAAGGCTTTGGCAGAGTGATAGACGATAACAACTATTTTTCACGCATACCCCTTGTAAATGAGGTGGTACACTGGGACAACGGTGTTATCGTAACCCCTAACTATCAGATGGCTATCAACGGGCTAAAAGAAAGCCGTGTAGAGGTTGACGGTCAGCAACTCCTTGAAGATTGGGCAACCTTTAAAATAAATGTTACGAACGATAGAAAGGGAGTACCTCGCACCATCATGACAGCAGAAAGGGGACATGAACACCTATGATAATTATTAACCTATCAGAAACACCCGATACACTACAGATTGAAGTGCTGGGACACGGAGACGATAAAGACCAATCTTGCGCCCGTGTTTCCACCGTTTGCGATTGTATCTATTTAGGTTTTAAAGACCAGCTAGAGAAATACAAGAAGCATAACGGCTACACACTTTTAATTGCTAACAAAAAGAAGTTAGGACGTAAAGGGGTTTTACTGGTTCGCTATCTTGAATACTTAGCAGACTTAAAAGAACTCTATCCAAACTCAATCAAAATCATTGACAAAACAAAAGGAGAATCAAAAGATGGCAAAGACGACTAAACTTGTAAGAGGTATTCACTCATGGATTAAATTCCAGAAACATCAGGGAGTGGAGAGCCTAACAATTGAAGGTAAGCAAGCACTTGCGGACATTTCACAGGATAAGAACGGGGACACAAGCCTAATCTTAAATGCTGACGCTGATAAATTAAATACTATTCATTCAAATATACCTTTTATTTCTGTTTCAGAAGAATTTTCAGGGGTTGACCCAAATCAACTGAAAACAGCGACCATCAGTCAAGACTTGACGCTGTTTCCGTTGCTTGACGGTAAATTGATTAAATTTACAAAAGAATCAGACTTTATTTCAGTAAATGAAGACGCTTTGAAAGAATCTATTTCAGAAATGATTGAAACTGAAATTGAAAAAATTCCAGTTACACTTGGTTATTATGCTAGATTATTCAGTCAATTTGAAAAAGTAACCACTAACATCACTTTTAAAGACGATGAAGAATTTAACGGTTACTTGATTATCCATGTTAGAGGGGAACAAGGCGCAACAACTTTCTTCCATTTCAACAGAGAAGATTTTGTCAATAGCGACCAACCTTATAAAATCTTTAATGATTATCTGTTAAGTGTTAGAGCTGAATTAACACCAGAACAAAACCTAGTTTTAACCTTTAACCAACATGAACAAATTGAAAAATTTGAACTATATTATCAATGGTTTACAAGCATGAAAAAAGCCCCTATTGAACCACGTTTTCAAGAAAAACGCATTTCAACCCGTATTGAATTTCCAACAGAACATTTTGACGGGTATAAAGACCCTACACTTAAACTAGAATATAGTCCAATACCGCCAGTTAACAATGCACCAGCAGAAACACCATCAGCGCCATCTATCGGAGAGTTTCCAAGAGCAAACACAGAACCAAATCCTCCTATTGAAACAGAGGGAAACGTTCCAGAACCAATAGCAGATGGAGAATCACACTAAAATAAGAAAGGATTTTAAAACATGAATCCAGAAGAATTTAAAGATGAATTTTTCAGAGCCTATCGGGGGCGCTATTCGTCCTACTGGGTGGAGCGTTGGGGACTTATCCCCTCAATCCCTACCAGCTTTGATAATGCCAATTCACTCTACGAGCTTTTGGCTTGGCTACAGCGTGCCTTTAAGCAGTTGCTTGACGACTTTGTGGCGCTGGAAAGCGAACTGGAAGACTATAAGAACGCTTTAACAGAACTCTTGGAGCAACTTATCCCCTTACTTATCCGCCGTTATATGGAAAGCAAGGAAGCTGATAAATGGTTTAACGATAAAGCAGACATCTACTATAACAAGGTTATCAAGCCTTATATTGACGCAGAAATAGCTAAAGTCAATAAGAAAATCGCTGACCTTGAAAAGAAAGTAGATGATGAAGTTAAGCGCCTTGATGGACGAATTGACGCTTTAAACGACAAGCTAGAAAAAGAAATCAAGAAGCTAGACGATAGAATCACGCAGGAAGTCACTAAGTTAAACGAGCGTATCACAGCAGAAAACAACGCCCTCAAGGAGAAAATCGAAGCCCTAGAAAATGCTAACACAGGTTTGCAAAACGCTTTGCGCAAAATCATTGAAAACCTTGAAGGCTCAGGCGCTTGGACTGGTGGCTTGACTGGTGGATTTAACCAAGGTCGCAATATTGCAACGGGTAATATTAACGTCTTTGGAGGAACACCAGACGGAAATAGCTTTATCCGAACTAATAACGGAAGCACAGAAAACGACCTCGCTGGAGGTATCTAATGGCTTTACAGTTAAAATTTTCAACCTCTACAAGCGCCAGTGTAGAAAACTTTGGTACAGGGGTAGCCCCTTGGACGCAAGCCTATGCAAACGCTTGGCAGTTTTCTAGCTCAGATACAGACTATGGTTATATGACCAACGGCAATACAACCTATATCCAGTACGGGCAAAATGACCCGTCCGTCTGGGCTTCTATGAGGTTCTGGGGTGAATCCGTTGAAATTCTTGAAGAGACAACCAACGCAGACAACTCTATCACAGCTAAAATCAGAGTTAAGGCGCTGTTTTGGTGGAGTAAACGGGTCAGCTCAAACGCTGGGTATCGGGTAGATTATGACATCAAAGTAAATGGAAGAACTATCTGGACGTTTAGCGGATATACAACAGACGAGGTTATCAAGAATGACGAGAGTTCTCAAGAGTTTACGGTAACCATACCAGCCGAAGAAAGTTCATCAGCCAGCGCCTTAAATATCAGCGTATCTTATCCAGACGGGCAATACTCTAACAATTCTTTCTATGTGGGCATGTTTCTATACAATCCTAATAAGAAGAGTATCAAACCGTGGGCAATCAGAAAGAGCGGAATCTTTAAGACCTTAAACCGCCCAAGCGGTATCTTCCAGCAGAGAAAAGGCAGTTGGCAAGACGTTAGCGCCCAACCCTCAAACGCAGTCGGGCAAGCTGTTTCAGCACCGCACAGCCTGAGAAAATCGGGTCAATGGATAGGACAAGGACAGATAGGACAAGAATAAGGGAGGGTTTCAGCCCTCCTATTTTTAAAGGAGAGACTATGCAAGAATCAACCAAGATATGGCTTTATGCTAAAAGCCCGTTTAAAAATGACTATGCCAATGTGATTAACTTTGAGACAAGGGAAAGTATGGAAGACTTTTTCACAAAGACGAATCCGCATATAGAAATTGTGTACGAGTATGACAAGTTTCAATATACACAAAGAAATGGCTCAATCGTAGTTTCTGGACGAGTAGAGAAATATGAGAATGTGACTTACATGAGGTTTATCAACAACGGCAGAACCTACTATGCCTTTGTCTTTGACGTGCTTTATATCAATGAGGACGCTACACGCATTATCTATGAAGTGGACGTATGGAACACCTACCAGCACGAACTAAAAGCGCTTAACGTGATTGGACAGGTAGAGCAACAGACCTTGCCTAATGAATTGTGGGCTTTAAAAGACAGTCAGCAAGGGTTTTCAGTCGGAACAAAGTACGCTACAAGAGCTGGAGAGGTTGGAATAGATACGGAGTGGCTTGTAGTTGTGGCAAAACCTACTATTAAGATGACCACCAAGGCAAACAGACCTGTAAACATGAGTTATTCAGGTATGCAAAAAACCTTTAAATACTTTTTTATCCCTGTAAATTTGAAAAGCGGAGCGTCCAGACCTTTTATTTTCCAAGGCAAAAAATATGATAGCTTTTACTTGGAGAACCTTTATAAGCACCTTTTTGGCTTGAATCAAGACGGAAGTAGCACCGTAAACCAGATTGTGAATATGTATCTAAGCCGTGACATCGGGGTTAAATACAAGGAGACAACAGAGGGAGACAAGACCTATATAGAAATCCTATCCAACATCACGGGAAGCGTTGCGGAGATTGGGCGAAAGAATAGCCGAAACTATCGCACATCGGGCAGTAGCTCAAGCGGTGGAAGTGGTAGCACCAACGAAGAGGGCGACACATCAACCGAAGAAAGCCGTGTTAGATTGGTTACTAGAATCATTAAAAAGCTAGTTCCAGACGCAACGGCGGAGGGTATCGCTGGAATTATCGGAAACTTTTCAGCAGAAAGCAACGTCACAGCCAAGAAATACGAGGCGGACTATGCTACAGGTTACGAGCTGTCTCTTATACACATCTCCGAG